GCCCAGTCCTCCAGGTCGTCGCTGGGGTCGTAGGTGTCGGCGTCGACGGCGTCCCACTTTGCGGCGCCAACCAGGGCGATCTGGTTGGCGGGGCTGCGGCCGTAGTCCACCACCTGGCGCTCGTACTGTTCACCCTCCACGATGACCTCGCCAGTCAGCACGCCCTGGGCGCACATCCATTCCTCGCGGTGCACGATTTCCTGCTCGTGCTCGTTGAGAATATCGGCGATCACCGCATCCCGGCGCTGGGCAGGGTTGAGTGAGCCGTTCAGGGCCTCCCCGGGCAGTCGCTTGAGCAGGCGGTTCGGGCGCACCACATCGGTCGGCTTGACGTAGGCAGGCGTGAAGGTAGTAGTAGTGCCGCCCCGTTCCCGGCGCGCCTTGCCGGACACCATCGGCGCCACAAACGGGGCCAGGCGCACGCCGCGACGGATCCTGTCAAACGCCACCTCTTCTGTCGAGAAAGTGGCAACCTGAGGGAAGAACATCGCCATGAACAGGCCGGTGAACTTCGGCTGGATTTCTTTCACGCCCAGCAGCGTGGTAGTGCTGTAGCCAGCGGACATAGTCTCTCTCCTGGAATGCAAAGGGCCGCGAATGCGGCCCTGCGGGTTGTGCTCTGCGCGCTCAGTAGGGGGGCTGCAGGCTGATGGGAGTACCGGCAAAGGCTGCCAGCTTCTGTGCGGCGGTGGCGCCCTCCGGCCAGTTCACCTGTTCGGGGTTGAAGGTGCCGCTCTTGATGACCTGCGCCTTGGTGGCGGCGCTGGTGGCGTCGACGGCGTAGGCGGTCATGGCCACGGCCACTTCGCTGCCATCCGCGGCTTCCGGATCCCATGCCGTCAGGTGGCCGCTGGCAGAAATCTGGCCCAGCGGGGTCTTCTCGGGAAGGTTCTGGCCGCTGGCGATGGTCGCCTCGGTTGTCTGGATGGGGTCGGAACCGGTTACCCAGTTGTCGACCGGCTGGTTGATGGTAGTCATGCCAGTTTTACTCCTGTTGCAGTCGCCCAGCTCTCCGCAATGCGGCGGGCGTCGTTGGTTTCAGGTTCACCGCTCGGGCCGGCGGCAGTGAGGTTGGGCTGCTGCTCAGACTCCATCATTCGGTCCAGCGCCGTGCTGGCATCGAGATTGCCGGCAACATCCTTCGGCGCAGCGGCGAGGATGGTGACAGCTTCGTCAATGCTCATGCTGGTCTCATAGGCCAGGTGCTCAGCCAGCTGAGTGCGGCCCTCCGCTTCAGCGTGCTGCAGGATGCCGCGTACGCGGGCGCGCTCTTCGCTGGCGGTAGGGGTGGAGGCCTGACTGGTCGCCTCGCTGGTCGCCTGGGCAGGCGGCGCAGTGTCGGCGGCAGGTGCCGGGTTTTGCTCGGACATGCTTATCGCTCCTACGGTTATCGTCCTGCCCTGGGTGGACAGATACTCGGAAAATTCGGCGATCGCCTCATGCCCATTGACCAGGGCGTCAGCGAAGCCGACATCAATGGCCGCCTGGCCGCGATAGATCGCAGCTTCGGTAGCCAGTACAGCTTCGGTCGTCATGCCCAGGTTGCGGGCAACCAGGGCGGCGAACTGGAGGCGGAGAGTGTCCGTGTCGGCTTGAAAGCGCTCCAGCACTTCTCCCGGCAGATCCTCATAGGGGTTGCCGTCAGTCTTGTGGGCTCCGGAGTGGATGAGGGTCACCTTGATCCCCTCCTGCTCCAGGTAGTCCTCATAGCTCGCGTGGGCCATGACAACGCCGACCGATCCCGCGTAGCCGGTCTGGGTTACCAGGCGGCGACTGGCGGCGCTGGCCAGGGCCATGCCGGCTGAGCAGTTCATGTCGTAGCACAGGGACCAGAGCGGCTTGCCTGCCTGCTCGGCCTGGGCACGTAGCGACGCAGCAGTATCGAAGCAGCCCGACACTTCGCCGCCAGGGGTATGCATATCAAGCAGGACGCCCTTTACCTGCGGATCACCAAGCGCTTCCAGCACCCGGTGCATGATCCCGTCATAGCCCGTCATACCGCTGAATGGACGCAGGTAGCCAAACTTGTGCACCAGCGAGCCGCTGACTGGCAGTACAGCCACCCCGTCGACGACCTGATATGGCCGGTCCCGCTCTCGACCTCCTGAGAAGCTCTCCGCGCTCATGCGGATTTTCTGGCCAGTCAGCACCTGCCCCTCTGCGTCCTGCAGTTGGGTTATGCCCAAGCGGCTGGCCAAGGCGCTGAAGAACACCCGGGCATAACCCGGCTCCAGCAACAGGGGCGTGTTCAGCACCCGGCTGGCAATCTGTGGGTAGTTGTTCATGCTCGGTCCTATGCGGCTTCCTGTTCTGAGTCAGGTGCCAGTTGTTGAGTGTTGAGCCAGCTGGGTGGCGGCAGGCCGGCTGCCTTGCGTTCGGCCATTTCGCGCACCTGCTGAGCGAAGGTCTCCTGATAGTCCTCACCCATGAGCGCCATCTCCTTCTCGTAGGTGCTCAGCCCGGACTCGATGCGCAACACGGCCTCCTTCACTTCCTTGAGCCCGTCGATTGCCAGGCGACCGGCGCCGATCCATTCGCAGTTACACCAGGCAGCGCGGGCCTCATAGAACCCCCTCGTGGCACGGCGGGGCAGTGTGAGTTCGCGGCGCTGCAGCGCTTCCTCAAAGGCGAGCACAAACAGGTGCGTGGCAAAGCGGGAGGCGATCACCTTTCGCCGGCCCATGTAGTACCGCCACCCCTCCATCATCGATGCGCGGGCGCTGCTGTACGTGCTCTGCCGATAATCTCGGGCAAACGGCTCGTAGGGCACGTTTAGGCCCGCCGCCATCCAGCGCAGGATGCTGGACTCCAGGTCGGTGAACCCGTTGTCAACGTTGCCGCTGGTCTGCAGGTGCAGCTTCTCGCCCGGCCACAGGTGCGGCACGCGCACACCGTTCATCTTCAGCGCGTTGGCGCCCCGGTAGGAGTTGATTGTCAGCAGGTAGTGGGCCAGGTTGTTCGCGGCTTGAGTCCCATCCACCTCGCCCGCGCCGATGATCTCCATCGCTGCGTCTGTGCCCATCTCACTTTCGATAGTGGCGGCATACATCGCATTGACGATCGCATTCTGCAGCTTGGTGTGCTGCAGCTTCGGCAGCATGTGACTCTGCTCGAGCACGGTCAGAAACTGGTTCGCCCCCCGGGCTTGGCCATCTTCAGTTGGCTCGAACACGTGGATGAACTTCAACCGGCCGTTGGCCGCTTCCCGTTCTACCCGTTTCCACTCGTTGCCATACCCAGTCCCCAGGCCCAGCCCAGAGCTGCCGAACTGGCGTACCCAGTAGGCCCGGGCGGCGCCATGTTGATCAAACTCGACGCCGGCACGCAGGCGACCGCTGTCCCGCTTATTGTCCGGATTGCCGATGCGCTTCGGGCTGACCATGCGCACTGCGGTGCGCATTCGGGTGCCCGGGCGCTCGATCCATTCAGCGGCGGCGGCTATTTCTCCCAGCCGGGTGTGCGTCCCAATCGCTTCCCGGATCATCATGGTGGCCGTGCGTTTGCGCTCTGCGTCCAGCCAGCACCCGATGGGGTCTTCGGCATACTCCATCCACCAGGCTTCGACATCATCGGCGAAGGCGCGGGCGTCTTCGTCACTGATGCCGAGGCGGCGCCAGCGGGGCTTGTAGCTCAGCCGAAACAGGTGGCCGACTATGTTGTCGATATGCAGTTGCACACCGTTGGCCGCAAAGGCGTTGTTGCGGGTGACGTCCTCGGCTCGCGCATTGCCCAGATTGAGGTTTGGCAGCAGGGCGGCATCCAGCGACTTGAGTTGAGGTGCCCACTGCTCAAGCTGACCACCGAACCCTGATCCGGCTCCCTGCCATGTGCTGGCCTGTTCACGCATTGGGCGCCCATTTGCGCCCAGGATCTGGATATCCGTCATGCGATCACCCTCGCCGGCCCGCGGCGGCGGGCGCCTCCATGTCCGGACTGGGCTTCCAGATGCCCTATGTATCGCTCCAGGTCACTACGGTTTGCGGGGGAGAAGTCGATACGCTTCCCGTCCCGGGTAATGCTGACCATCGCCTGGCCGGTCAGCAGCTGATGCAGTGCGGTGCGTGCTTCATTGAGCTGTTCTTGCAGGGTCATGGGTCATCTCCGCTCATCATCCGTCGCAGTGCCGCCAGATCCGCCTGTTTCATCGGGGCGGCCGGTGCCGGTTGCGCCGGTTCAGGCGCGGCCTGCTCGGCTATGGCTGTTGTAGTCAGGACGGGTTGCATATCAGCCGGGGCCAGCAGATCGCTCTGCATCAACTCCGCCTCGATGGCGTCCCAATCCGCGTTGGTTTTCAGGTGCAGCCGCAAGAAGCGGGCAAGGTGAATCTGATATGCCTCGCAGTCGAGGACCTCGTGAGCAACACCGGCCCGAGGCTGGTACACCTTCTTCCCTCCGTGCTTGCGGCTGGGGGCCTTGATCTCCCCGAGAATCTGCTCGAAGTAGTCGCTGCGCACCCCTTTGTAAACATGCATCCGCCCCGGGCCGGTACCGGTCAGCTTCAAACGGCTGTGTACCAGGTCCTTGGCCTTGGTTACCCCCACCTGATACAGCCGCAACCCGTACTTCGCCGCCTTGGTGGCCGGCGAATTGAGGTCGAGCTTGCGAGGGGCCGTTAGAATTTCGGCGTCGATATTGCTGCTGCCTTTGATGGCCAGCAGCTTGCCGAAGCGCTTGGCCCTGGTGCGCACGTAGTGGTACGTCGCGTCCTGGGTGGAGCCGTCTGAAGTGTCGATGCTCGCCGCTGATAAGCGGAGGGTGTAACCCTTTGCATGGGCATAGGTACCGAACAGATAGCGATCGAGCTCCGCCCAAACGGGGTCCGACTTATCCGAGGTACCGGTGGCGGCTGCCACCTCAATCCAGAGCAGCAACCAGCTCTCCTCTCCCCTACCCCATGCGCGGATGATGATTGCCAGCCGGTCATGCTGGACGTCTACCGTCATCGTCAGGATCAAGCCGCCAGCCGGGCAGACGAGCTCTGGGTATTCTTCGCAGAGGTCGCGGAGGCGGTCCGCATCCGGCAAGTCGCTCTGGTACTCGTATGGGCGACCGCGCTTCTGGTTATAGAACTTGATCAGGCTACTGACATCGCCCTGCTCAGCTTTCTTTTCGGCGGCCAACTGCTCGCGAACGATCCCGGCCAGGGTGGTACCAGGCAAGCAGGCATACAGTTCGTTCAGTTCGAGGAATCCGGCCTTGCCGGTAAACGGTTGAGTGCGCACCCAGCCCCGCAGCGGATCGCCAGCTGCGACGGCATCATAAACAGTGCGCCGGATGTTCTCCTTGCGCTGATAATCGTCCCATACCGCCCCGCAGTGAGGGCAGGCGTAGTAGGCGGTCTCCGGCAGCGCGAAGCCGTATACCTCATGCGGCTGGGTAGTGTCCGAGTCCGCGCTGTGCCAATGGATGTGGTCGAAGTCGAGGACGTGCTTCTCGTCGCATTCGTGACATGCAATCGGCAGCACCCGCATATCGGTTTGCTTCAGCCGCTGTTCGGTTTTCGACAACCCCTTGAGGGCAGGCGTGCCGCCTACCAGCATCTTCGCACCCGGATACCGTTTCAGCCGCTCCTCGAGCAAGCCGATCGAGTCGCCCTGCCCCTTTACATCGTCGCTCGTGTCGTCCGGTTCCTCGACGATCGCCAAGCCTACCGAGGAGGTGGACTTGACGTTACCCGGCGAGTTGGATGCCACCAGCTTGAGGAACCCACCAGGGAAGGACTTGTGGTTCCAGCGGTTGCCAGCCTTCTTCGCGGTGGTCACGTCCATCAGGCGGCCAACGGCCGGGTTCGCCAGCGCAGTTGGCACCAGCTTCTCGTCGTGGAATGCCTTGCCGTCCGCCTCCTTGGCGAACAGTGCCATGATCGGCATCGGCTGCCCCGTGATCCGCTTGAAGATCACCCCGATCATGAAATAGGTCCACCCGACCTGGGCGGCTTTCATCAGGTCGACTTCAGATGTGTCGGGGTCGTCCAGCGCGGCAGCAACGCCGAGGAAATAAGGGGTGTAATAGAACTCGTACAGGCCATGCAGCACACCGGACTCTGCAGGCAGATAGAACTCTGATTCCAAATACTCAGCTGTCGGTACCAGCTTGGGCGGATTGAAGTGCTTGGCTGCCTCCAGCAATACGCTGGCCAAGCTTATCCGCATAGCCGCCAATTCGGCTGATTGTAGTCCCAGCAATGCGATCCACCATCCCCCGGTCAATGCTGACCTTCAGCTTGGTTTCGATCTCTTGTGTCAGCTTTTCCACTCCGGCTTGATATTCCCGGTTGGCAAAGCTGGCCCAATCGTTCAGCGCAAAAGCCGCATCAGCAGTCGGTACCAGAGTCCCTAGTTTTTCGTGATAGGCGAGGCGACCGTTAGCGGCCTTCACCGTCGATTCTTCGATCCGAGCAGCGGCCAGCAGCTCAGCCTGGCTCCCCCCGCGGCCAGCTGCCTTCTCCCGCAGATCCCGGATGTATGCCACTCGAACTTCATCGAGGGTGGCTTCGTTCCAATCAATGCCCAGCGTCTTCAGCACGTCGCGACAGTTGCGCTCGCTCATATCCAGGTGCTGGGCGATCTCTTTTTGAGTAGCCATGGTTTCCTCAAAGAGGTGAAACCCGTCTAGGGCGGGCAATACAGGAAGCGGAACCCCCTATAGGCCCGTCAATCTGCAAAGATTTCGCGGTCTACGCCCCCGCAGGAGGGAAAGTTGCCAGAAAGGACCCGTGTTTATTCCGCGTCGGAGCGACTGGCGTCTGGATGGCAAACCC